CATTCGTCGGCTACGTCGAAGCCGTGAAGATACGCGACGGCGCAGTAAGCGAATAACGCCGCTTGGTGGCCGTGTTCGGTGCCAGACTTGGCAAGGGTTGCGGGCGTCATGCGATGCCCCTTCTTCAATCATTACGACGGCTTGATAGCCTGTCCGGGTTGGTTGGATGGCAAAGGCGTTCGGATACTGCGCGCGAAGGCCAAGCTACGACGACGCGAACACGCGAACCGGCTTGCCCACATTGGGCCGCGCTTTGCCGTTCATTTCAGCCGCGCCACTTCGACGCACTTATATTCGTCGTGAACGAATACGCGATACTTACGGTTAAGCCGCTTGCCGTAAGAACTGGCCGACGAACGCAGCGACGCCAGCGTTCCGGGGTTCGTGTCCGCAAACGGTATCGCGAACGATTCGCCGACTTGCAACGAACGAAACGGATACTTCGCGTTATCTTCGTCGGGCGTTCGTTCCGGTTGATTATCCGTCGAAACTTCGACAAGCGCAAGCGCCTTCGGCGACGACGGCAAAATTTGAACCTTCTTCGTTTCTTCGGTCATTTCTTAAACTCCTTCGCAGTCGATACAAGCCCGGTTAACTTCAAGCAATACGGGCAAACCTTCATATTCGGCGCAACTTCGCGCCCGCATTGCCCGCAGTTCGCAGGCTTCGGAATAAAGCCCTTTGGTCGGCCTTTCTTCGTTGTCGGTTTCGTCATGGCAAGCCCCTTAATCAATAGCCGAAGCATAGCCAACAATTTATCAAGTGTCAAGCTTTTAATCAATTGATAAACGTTATACGGATTGAACGGGTCGTATAGCTGCTAAGTCCTTGAAAATAAAGGAAATATAATAATATAATACAATATAATAGTAAAAATATTACTATTAATCAATAGTGACTTTTAATAAAGAGTCGCTCCGGTTCAGGCGGAACGGCGTTAAACGTTATACTTGCTATAAATCCGTTAAAAGCCTTATGTATCAAGGGTTTAAGCGTTATGACGGGCCATTATACGCGGGCCGTCGTGTTATACGCCGTACAAACAAAAAGACCGCCGAAGCGGTCGAAGTTTGAAGTTTGGAAGTTCCAAGGCTGCGCGTCGTGTTCCTTAGCAATTTTGCGCGCTTCAACCTTGCCGCTTACCGCAATTCGTTTGCCGTTGGGCGTAGGGCCGTCGCTGATTACAACGAACTTTGTTTTCTTGCTGGCGAAGTAATGGGCGTACATGGTTGTTACTCCTTTTCGATGCGTCCGGGTCAATGTGGGCAGGCTGCGCGGCCCCTAGCGCGTGCTAAGGGCCGGGGCGGGGTTCAGGCGGTGCGCTGTTGGGCTTTCAGGTAGCGAACGGCCTTCTTGGCGTCTGCGACCGCTTGGGCGCGGCTGGCGCGCGTGTAGCTGGCATGTACGACGGTCGGCGCGTTATGGTCGAAGCTGTACGCGGTAGCGGTAAAGGTGCCGTTGTCGTTCTTCTTGCTGTTCCAGCTTACAACCCGTTGAATGTTGTTAAGTGCGTTCATTTCGTTAATCCTTCGTTGTTTGCTTCGATGGTTCAAATATACGGCAGCTTAAAAGCCGCCCGAAGGCGGCCCGTTCTGCCCACACTGGCGGGCGCGCGTTACAGGCCGAAAACGCCCGGATGCGCGACCATGTATGCAACGGCGCTTGTTCCGTAATCCTTCGCCAGTGTGGCCCGGCTTACTTCCTGCAAATCGCCGCGTTCGCAAAGGGTCTTCAAGGCGCGCTTGATTGCCCCGCTTGCGCCGATGCGGTCTTTACGAAAGACGGCAACAGCGGCAAGCCTGCGTTGAACGTAGCTGTACGGAACAATTCGGTTCGAATGAAGGTTGGACATTCCTTCGCCTGCGTACTTCGCAACGTCCGGCCAAGGTGAAACGACGAAATCTTTAACCGTTGCAATAACCTTCGCAAGCTGTTTCGTTTCGTCGTTGTCTATGCCAATTTCGCCAGCATCGAACCGGGCAAGCAAGTTTCGAACATCGGCGACGACAAGGTTAATCGCCCAAGACGCAACGTCGGCGGTAATGGTTGGGTCGTAAGGGTTGCAGCCGACGGCGATAATTCCGGCCAGCTTCAACGCCTTTACGTGCGCCCGGTTCCAAAGGTGCCGCCGAACTTCGCGGTCGCTTGTATTAATGTTCGCGTCGCAATGCGCGTCGAATTGCTGGAACAGTTCGCGGGCGGTTGCGTCGGTTTGAACGTGAATCGCTTTATGTTGGCTGTTCAGCATTAGCGCATGGGCGCACAACGTCGAAAGCCTGTCGATAAGTTCGAACGAAGGTTGGGCCGACAGGTGCCCCGGATTCAACGCCGGACGTTCGCCGTGATATTCAATCATCGTAAAACGCGGCAACAGACCTTCGGAAATCAATCCTTCGTGCAAGCCTTCGTAAAACTTTTCGGGCGTCGATTCGCCCATAAGCGTAAAGGCCGGGGCCAATACGGCGGAAGTGTTCTTGTCGCGGTCACTGTAAATCGACGGACGAAGTACCTTGCCTTCGCCGGATTTGTTGTACGCATCCAATAGGAAACGACGAAGCCCCAACAAATGCGGCGGCGCGTTCACGCTTGCCATTTGTTGAAGATAGATACCGAATTCGCCGACCAACGAAACGAACGACGTTGGCCCGCGCGACATATACTTAATAATCGCTTGCGACGAAGCAATTTCGCCGGGGCCGATAAAGTCCGACGCGGCGGGAACTGTTCGGACAACCTGCGCCATTAGCTTATCAATGCCGCTTGCGATGGCTTCTTTACCTGTTCCGGTCGGTGCCAACAACAGAACGTATTGATTAAGGCCAGTGCCGGAAATGTTGTACGCCCTGCCCACAATACCGGCGACCAAGCCAAGGGCACCGGCCAACGCGATTTCGGGCACCGGGCGCGGCGCTTGTGCGTAAATGTATTGCGCGATTTCTCCGACTAATCCGGGCGGCACGCTGTATACCTTCGAAGCTTCGTTAAGGTTCGGGGCCGGGGCTTTCGGATGCGGCGTCGCTTCGCTGTTCTGCGACAACGCGGCGGCCCTGTCGGCGGCTTCTTTCTTTGCTATTGCTTCGTCTAGCTTGTTGCGCAATCCGTCAACGTCAACGGGCGGCAACATGCGGTCGAAACACTTGTTCAGCATGTACGAAACGTAATCGTCGCGTTTTGCTTTGTCACGCTGCCCCAAGCCCGACGCGCGAAACATTCGCGAAATCTGCGCCCGGTTCTGCGTATAAAACGCGATAATATCGACCAAGGCAAAGTCGGCTTCGGACTGCGAAGCGTACATGCCTTCCCATTTGCCCGCGTACAGTTCGGCGAACTTATCGCCGTTGACCGCTGCGACTGCGCGGTTATAAACCTGTTCGTCGGTTTCCTTGGCTTCGGCAAGTCCGGCATAATGCGCAACGGCGACCGAACCTTGCCCCATTTGGCCCCAAAGAACGTTTAATAGTTCGTTGCAATCGTTAATCGGCGCGTTACGGTAAATATCGCCGGTCATTGTCATATAACGAAGCGAAGAATAAACTTCGATAAACGAACGACGGCGGCCCGACGGAATCGCGCCCTTAACGATGATATGCAACCCCGAACCGGAAGGCGACCGTTCGGCGTAGCTGTTGAATTCGTTAAAAATCTTTATTTGGCGGTCAAGCGCCGTTTGGTCGCCTTTTGTGTCGTCAAGGTCGATAAACGAATACGGGTCGTTTTCAGTCAATACGAAACCGATTCCGGCATACCAACCGGACGACATAGCGTTAACGCATTCGTCGAACCCGGCCCAAGTGTTCGGGTCGGTTACGCTGGCAAGGTGCCCGGTTTTTGCTGAATACGGAACCTTCGTCGGTTTCTTTGAATCCGTGTCTTCGTATCGCCAAACGACCCATTGCGGGTAAATCCGCATTTCGTGCGGAATATTGTTAAAGTCCATTCTTTGCCAACCCTTTGTCAATCTTGTCATAAGTCGTCGCCGTTATGTTCGGCGCAGAATTGGCAAGCAAAAGCTTTCTTATAAGTTCGTGCGAAACGTCGCATTGCGCGGCCAGTGCCCGCAGCGACCGCCCGACGCTTGCTTTCTTTACCCGCTTCGTAAGTTCTTCAATGTCCATAACGCCACCTTCTGGCAATTGTGGGCAGCTTACCCGGCTTCTTGCTTGCTGTCAATTGTTGTTGACAGGAAAGGCGCAGTCGGTTACAGTGCTGGAACGCTGGCGCATGGTGCCCGGCCCTTCTAAAAGGTGAACGTATGAACGAACCCGCAAAGCCCTTCGACTATATCGAAGAAGCGCACGTTACGGCGTCCGACAAGTATTACGGCGACCGCGTGCCGCTGGCCTACTTCCGCGAAACCATCGCCGAAGCCGTCGAAGCCCTTAACAAGCTTGACGCAATCAAAAAAGCTATGTTCTACGGTCGCGACACTGGCGTTCCGGCCCCGGAAGCCAACGCGGCAACGCTGGCGAAGCTTCCCGAATGGATTTCCGACCATCCAGAACACGACGCCGCAGCCGTTAACGTCATTCATGCAATTATCGGCAAAGCGACCGAAGCGGGCGAACTGTTGGAAGCCCTAAGCGCCGCAGCCGAAGGCGAAGCTTTCGACGCTGTTAACGCGCTTGAAGAAGTCGGCGACGGCTTTTGGTACGATGCGCTTTTGCTGCGCGCCATTGGTTCGAACTTCGGCGAAGCGCAGTCGGTCAACATCGCGAAGCTTCGTCGTCGCTTCCCGAACGCCTTTACCGAATTCGACGCCAACAATCGCGACTTGTTCGAAGAACGAAAAATTCTTGAAAAAGGGGTTTGACAGCAACGAAGGGCCGTCGTATAGTTCGTACATACCGGCGCAATTGTGCGGCGGCCCAACCGAAGGAGTAACAACAATGTCTTTCAACGAAAACGCTAACCGCGACGCTTTGATTCTGCAATGGCAGGAAGCAACGAAGGCGCTTGCCGCAGCGAAAGAAGCCGAATCCGCATTGCGCGCCGAAGTTCTGAAAAACGCTTTCGGCTTCAACCCCGAAGCTTTGCGCGAAGGAACCGAAAACGTCGAACTTGGCGCAGGCTACAAACTGAAAGCCGTTTTCAAGATTAACCGCAGCTTCGCAGGCGGCCAAGAAGCCGTCGAAAAGGCTTTGCAGAAAATCGAAAAGACCGGCCCCGAAGGCGAATTTATCGCCGAACGTTTGGTAAAATGGAAGCCCGAACTTTCCGTTACCGAATACAAGAACCTTCCCGACAAGTTCCGTAAGCTTATCGACGAAGTTGTAACGTCGAAGGAAGCAACGCCCGCGCTTGAACTTGTCGCGCCGAAGTCGAAGTAACAACCCCGCCCCGGTTGCCCACAAGCGCCGGGGCCATTCCCGAAGGTGCAAGTTATGCAAATGTCGCAATTAAAACCGGCGTCGCAACTGGCCCGCCGCTACGGCGTAAAGTCCGTCGTATTCGGTGCGCCCGGTTCCGGCAAAACGCCGCTTATCAATACTGCGCCGCGTCCGGTTTTGCTTGTGACCGAACCCGGCATGTTGTCTATGCGCGGTTCGAACGTTCCCGCATGGGAAGCGTATTCGCCCGCGCTTATCGTCGAATTCTTCGAATGGTTTATGAAATCGCGCGAAGCTGCGAATTTCGATACGTTGGGTATTGACAGTATTTCGAACATCGCCGAAATTATCTTGGCCGACGAATTGGGCAAGGTCAAACACGGTATGAAGGCTTACGGCAATATGTCCGAACGTGTAATGAAAATCGCGAACGACTTGTATTACATGCCGCAAAAGCATATCGTAATGATTGCGAAGCAAGCCCTTGTTGAAAACGGACGACAAACGATTTTGCAGAACGGCGAAGTTACTTACGAACCGATTATGCAAAAACGCCCGTTCTTTCCGGGTAAAGACCTTAACGTTAAAGTTCCGCATTTGTTCGATAACGTTATGCACTTGGGCGAAGCAAGCGTACCCGGAATGCCGAAGCCGGTTCGGGCGTTGCGGACGAAGGAAATTCCCGAAGTGTTCGCGCGCGACCGCTTGGGCAATTTGAACGAACTTGAACAACCCGATTTGTCATTGCTTTTCGCAAAGGCAATGCAATAAACGGTTTACTTCGCCGACCGTAACCAACGGCGAAGACTTTTCGAAAAGGTGAAAACATGCAACTTATCCAACCGTTCAACGCGCAACAGTACGACCCGACGCAGGGCGTCGGAAGCCTGCCGATTGGCAAGCATCCCGTGATTATCGAATCGTCCGAAGTGAAGGCGAACAAGGCCAACAACGGCGGTTATCTGCAACTGAACTTGCGGATTATCGACGGCCCGCAGCAGGGCACGACCGGCGCGTATCGTCTGAACCTGTACCATACGAACCAACAGACGGTCGAAATCGCGCATCGCCAGTTGTCGGCGATTTGCCATGTCGTCGGCGTGTTTCAGGTGCAGAATTCCGAACAACTGCATAATCTGCCGTTCCTTATCGAAGTCGGCCCGCAGAAAAACGACCCGACGTACACCGAAGTTAAAAAGGTGTTCGATACGCACGGCAACGAACCGGGCAAGGCCGGCGCAGGCGCAGCGGCAGCGCAGCCGCAGCAACAGCAGCCGCAGGGCCAGCCGAACGGCGCTTGGGGCGGTGCCCCGCAGGGCCAGCCGCAGCAGCCCGCAGGCGGTGCCGCTTGGGGCGGACAGCAGCAGCCCGCGCAGCAACCGGCCCAACAGCCGCAGGGCGGCGCAGCTTGGGGCGGCCAACCGGCGCAGAACCCGGCCCCGCAGGGCGGCCAACCGGCATGGGGCGGCCAGCCTGCCCAACAGCCCGCCCAACAGCAGCCCGCGCAGGGCGGCGGCTGGCAACAGGGCGGCCAGCCCGCGCAGGGCGGCGCACCGGCAGGCGCGGCACCTTGGGGCCAGCGTTAAGGCGTAACGCCGTCGCGGCGTAGATTCGCCGGGGTCTTAACCGGCCCCGGCGTTTCTTTTTAAGGAGTATGCGAACTTATGTCGAAAATAAAAGACGCATTGCCGACGCCCGAACAATGCGATACTTGTTGTTCGTTCAACATTGAACTAACAACGAACGACAAGATTTACGGGCGAACTTATGGCAACTGGCCGCACATTTATTATTGCAACGATTGTCGCGCCGC